TCACCAGTAGGATAACGTCTACAATACCAATGATGTGTTAAATGTTGGTTAAAAAAACAGGCTGGGGGACGCAAAGGCGCCCCCTTCCCTTAGTACTCTGTATGGTTTAGAGTGTTGAGTTCAAGTAACTCTCCAAGTCACGGAGCATGTAAGATCCACTACCCATTAAATCTCTGGTAGTTTGTACAGCTTCTTCACAGGCTTTGACCTCAGCTTCATCATTGATCTCTAGCGCATGCATTTGCAGGTCACTAATGATCATCCTCTGCCTTGAGTATCTAAACTTACCTGATAGCTTCCGTATCTCGAGGAGCTTCTTTAACATCCTCTTGAATTCGTCCATTTTTCCTCATGAGTTAGACTATTAAGAATAATAACACATAAATTATATTAAAATGAAAAACAACGTAAATCGTATATACGGAAACTCGACTTTAGGTCGGTATAGCGTAAATAACACTCTCCATCAAAATCCTACAAAAATTCTTGACTTCACATGGGTTTTAGTTTTAAACTTTCATTGTATCTTTAGTTAATTTGGGGGGGATATAGGGGGGGCATATATGCTTTTAATAATAAATATAGGAGGCTTGCATGGCAGAAGTAATGGGGTGGTTGCGACTTTTCCCAGCTGAAGTACAAGAGGAAATTCTACAAAATCTTTCTGACATGGCGATCGAGCGTGTCCCAATCCAGATAAACGATAACGTATATTGGATCCCTTCTGAAGTAAGTGACCTCATAGATTCATTAGAAACAAGAATTAGTAATACAGTATAGTGGAATACAAATCCATAAAGGGGAAGCGTAACTACATATTTGACGATGAGGAGGAGTTCAATGAATATTTTGACCATAGTCCACCTATACTTACGAAAGATTGGCGCGAAGGTGATGAAGGTAGCTGGGTTCTTTCTGACGATTCTCGGATTATACAGCTGTTAAAAGTTGGAACAATAAAACACCCAGGCGATACAAAGAATTATAAAGTTTCCAAGGGGTGGGTAAGAACAGTAGTTGGTACGTTCCTCATCAATGGAAAAACAAAGATGGATACTGACTTTTCAAAACATCCTAATAGATATACATTTTCACAAAAAATAAAAAATACAGGGAAAAGAATAAAGGAGCGCAAGAATGTTACGAAGAATGAGAAGCTTTTTTCGGTCAATGTTGCAGGTGGCATGGGGGCTGTTAAGTCCTATATGGAAGCGTATGGAGAAGTTGATTCTAACAAGGCGCGTAAAAAGGCTATTATCTTACTTAAACAGGAGCGAGTCATGCAAGAAGTAGAAAAGAGTGTTTTAGATGTTGCAAAGTCATTAGGTCTTGACCATGAATATGTGTTGACAAAATTAAAACATCTTGCTGATTATTCAGAAGATGACAATATCATATTACAGTCAACAAAGGAAATAGGCAAAGTTGTAGGAACATCAGGAGTTACTGTCAAGCAACGTGATGTAGGTGTATTTGGAATGTTTCAAGGGTTCTCACCTGAACAACTTGAGCAGGTAGAAAGAAAGGCATTATCCAATGGAGAGAAGAACATTGAAGATAAAGTTACCGTACAAGAGTAAGAATACTACAATTACGCCACCTCCATTGGAGTGGTATAGTTCAAAATATATTAAAAGGAAGACAAATGAAAAAAAGACAAAAACCAAAACAGTGGTATGAAGATAGAATTAAAGAGTTATACGAAGGACTGAATAATCTGAATTTAAGACTTCAAGGAGTTGAGATGGCGTTGACCATGTATATAGACATGAATAAACATCGTAAGAAGTTTGAGAAGTTCATAGAAAAAAAGAATAAAGAGAATGAGCAATCCAGAGAAAAAGAACAGACATCTAAACCTCTTCCCTAAAAAGAAAACTTTAAAGAAGAAAGTAGATGACAAAGCATTTGATCTTATGACAGCTGCTGCTGATAAGACTAATGTAGATGTTCTTGCTAAGGGAAAAGAAAGCAGTACAAAGGGAATACATAATGCATTGCTAGCTGCAGGTATGACTCCAGGTTTAGGAAATATAGCTGATGTAGCAGATGCTACCCTATATGCATTAGAAGGTGAGTTTGGAGAAGCTGCATGGTCAGCCGCAGCAGCTATCCCAGTTATAGGTCAGATGGTTTCAGGGAAGAGAGCTTTAAAAGCTGCGAAAGAAGCTGGTGAAGAGATGGTAACTTTATATAGGGGTATCCCTGATTGGTTTTCTGGGAAGATGGTAAAAAAGGGGAAATTTGTTTCTCCAAAAGAAACTGGTATATGGGCAGGTAATACTAAAGAATCAGTGCGTGGATATCGAGGAACGCATACTGATATAGGTGGAGGAAAAATGGGGGCATATAATCCACAAACTGGTAAATTAAGAAAACCTGCTATACTTGAATTTGAAGTTCCAAAAAGTTGGTTTAATAAAAATGCTAAGGTTGATTTTATTGAAGGTAAAGATATTGAATATTGGATTGAAGGTGGCATCCCTAAAGAATTTTTAAAGAAAGTACATAAGTGAATATAAATACCCAGAACATAACAAAAGCTGAAGAAGTATTTAATTTAGCTAAAGAAGATTTAATATCGTTCGGCAAGCTGTTTCTCCCAGGCGATTTCATGCGAAGCGAGACCCCTCCATTCCACTTTGAAGTTGCAGATGCCATAGATGATAATCAGGTCAAGCAGCTTGCCATAGTTCTTCCAAGGGGTCATGGAAAGACAGTTTTAACAAAAGCATCTATTCTAAAAGATTTCTTGTTTTGTCCAAAAGATGATATGTATTTTTACGCATGGGTGGCTGCAACACAGAAATTATCCGTTGGAAACATGGATTATATCAAGCACCACTTAGAGTTCAATGAAAGTATTATCTATTATTTTGGTAAAATGAAAGGTAAGAAGTGGACAGAAGAAGACATAGAATTGATGAATGGGTGCAAACTAATATCGAAGTCAAATGTTGCAGGTATTCGTGGTGGCGCAAAATTGCACAAAAGATACGATTTGATTGTTTTGGACGACTTCGAGCACGAAGCAAACACTATCACAAGAGAAGCGAGGGATAAAAATGCGAATTTGGTCACTGCTGTCGTTTACCCTGCGATTGAGCCTCATACTGGCAGGTTGCGTGTTAATGGTACTCCCGTACATTTCGACTCTTTTATTAACAATCTGCTTAGCAATTATGAACGCTCTCGTACAAACAAAGAAGACTTTGCTTGGAAAATAATTACATATAAGGCAATTCTCCCATCAGGAGAATCATTATGGCCTTCTTTTTTCAACAAAGAAAAACTAAAAGAAAAGAAAAAATTCTATCAGGATTCAGGACAGCCATCAAAGTATTATCAAGAATACATGATGGAGGTTCAGAGTGCTGAAGATGCACTATGGACAAGAGAACATATTAAGTACTGGAAGGGATACTATGAATATGACGATGAAGAACTCCAAGGATACATTAGTATTAATGGTGAGAAGGTTCCCGTCAATACTTTTGTGGGGTGTGACCCTGCTACTGATATCGATACTAAGGAGTCTGACTTTTCTGTTATCATGGCTATTGCGGTTGATACAGAAAATAACATATACGTTTTAGAGTATGAAAGGCACAGGTCAATTCCGACAATCGGAGCGAAAGATGTTAACAATAACATAATAGATAAAAAGGGCGTTGTTGACTTCATACTTGAGACGCATCAAAAATATCATTGCGTATCATCTACAGTTGAAGATGTAGCGATGAATAGAAGTATATTTCAGGCATTGAATGACGAAAGAAGACGACTAAATAAGTTTGATGTAGCTGTGATTCCTGAGAAACCTGGAGGAAGACAGAAGATAAATCGCATTTATAGTGGTCTTTCAGGTAGATTTAGTACAGGAACGGTACATGTAAGAGAAAATATGTTTGATTTGATTAACGAAATTGTTACATTTGGACCTAGAATGGCACATGATGACACCATTGAGACACTTTATTACGCGCAATTGCATGCATTCCCACCCAATTTCAAGCGAAAAGGTGAAGGTGATGAGCGAAAATGGTATAAGCCATTGCGAAAAGCTAAGCATTGGTTGGTAGCATAATGGATAATGGAAAAGAACATTATAAAACATTAAGGTCTGTTTCTGAGCAAAAGGGATTTGATTTTGATAAATTAAGTGATATGTTTATTGCAGAATCCAGTGGAGACCCAAACGTAACGAATCCAATGGGATATACTGGTGGGTTCCAGTTTGGTGAAAAAACTGGCAAAGAATATGGTCTTGTTGGCGAAGGATTTGACTTTAGAAAAGATTTAGGAAAAAGTGCATCAGCTGCTATAGATATGTATAGGGCTGGAACGAAAGATTTTTCAAAAAAGGTTAGTGGATTAATAAAAGAACGAGGTTTAGACCCTGGATCAGTTGGTTATCTTGTACATCAGCAAGGTAGGTTCGGATTTCAAGACATAATTACGGGAGCTAAGTCTGGTAAGATTGATCCATCCACAAGAAAGAATATGTTAGCTAATATTGGTGATAATGATTGGTCTAAATTGAGTGATAAAGAACTTTCAGGTAAGTTTTTAGATTTTTGGAAAGGTCGTTATGGAGAAAAGAAAAAGGAAGCTCAATCTTGGAGATCAAGAAATAGACCTGATGAAGATATAGCAATGACATCAATGTTAAAAGAAGAAAGTCCTGTGATACGATAATGGCAAGAATGACAAATAAGAAAAGAGCTCAGATAAACAAACAATTATGGGATAGAGCTAATAATTCTCATAGACAACGATGGCAAACATTAAGTCAGAAAGGATATGACTTTTATCTTGATGAACAGCTAACTAAAGACGAGATTGATAATTTAGAAGAAGCTGGAATGCCAACATTTACTATAAATCGGATAACACCGATTATAGAGATAATGAAATATTTTGTTACTGCCAATGATCCAAGATGGAAAGCTGTTGGAGTTACTGGAGACGATGTAGATATTGCTCAGGTTCACTCTGAGATATCAGATTATTGTTGGCATCTATCAAATGGTAAGTCTGTATATAGTCAAGTAATACTTGATTCTCTTACAAAAGGTATTGGATATTTTCTTATAGATGTTGATAGAGATGCTGACAGAGGAATGGGTGAAGTTAAGTTTAGCAGAATTGATCCTTATGATGTTTATGTAGATCCAGCAAGTAGAGATTTCTTATATAGAGATGCAGCTTTTATTTCAATAAGAAAGAATATTGCAAGAGGGAGACTAATGAACATGTTTCCTGAACAGGCTGCTAAGATCAAAAAAGCAGAAGGTCCGTCAGGTACTGTAAGTTATTCACAAAGAGATACTGATGCACCTGAGTCATTTCAGCCTGAAGACATAACAATGGGCATAACTCTTGAAGCTGAAGACGATGATATTCTTCCATACTATGAAACATATGCCAAGAAAAAATATCCATATCGTAATGTATTCATAAAAGTTCTTCCTACACCTGCTGAGATGCAGAATATTAAAGCTCAGGTTGAAGAAAAGATGGCAGATTCTCAGCAAGAAATTGAAGTACAGTTAAAGGAAAAAATGTTACAGATTCAACAGTCTGTAGAGTCTGGAGATATCATACCTGAGAGGGCTGAACTTGAGATGCAAAGAGCTCAAAAGATGTCACAGCAGGCCATTGAAGAAATGAGAATGCAACTTACATCTCAGGCTCAAGATGCTGCTACAAGAATAGAACAACAGATAATGACAGAAGCGAGTTATCAAATTCTTCTTAAAGGCGAAGAGATGAAGGATAATATACTTGAAGCCATAAAATTTCATGAGGACAGAATAGAGTTAACATGTAGCATAGGAGATGATACTTTTCTTTATGAGTATACACTCCCCATATCTGAGTATCCGATAGTTCCTATTCCATATATGTATACAGGAACTCCATATCCAATGAGCGCTGTTACTCCTCTTGTTGGTAAACAGCAGGAGATAAATAAAGCTCATCAGATCATGTTACATAATGCCAATTTGGCATCTAATCTTAGATGGATGTATGAGGAAGGTTCTGTTCCAGAAGAAGAATGGGAGCAATATTCTTCAGCACCAGGCGCACTGCTGAAGTATAGGTCTGGCTTTACGCCACCTACTCCAGTTTTACCAGCTCCCATAAATAATGCGTTCTATACTATCACACAAGAAGGTAAAGGAGATGCTGAATACATAGCAGGTGTTCCATCTGCAATGATGGGATTTACTCAACAACAATCTGAAACATATAGAGGATTACTTGCTAATGATGAGTTTGGAACAAGAAGATTGAAGGCATGGATGGGAAGTATAGTTGAACCATGTCTTGAATACTTAGGGAAATGTTTCCAAATGATTGCTCAGAATCATTACACAGTAGAGAAAGTATTCAGAATTGTACAGCCAGAAGCAGGTCAGAGAGCTGATCAGGAAAAAGAAACAAGAATTAACATACCGATATATAATGATTATGGAAAGGCAATATCAATATATAAAGATTATAGTAGTGCAAGATTTGATGTAAGGGTAATTGCGGGTGCTACAATGCCAGTTAATAGGTGGGCATTACTTGAAGAATATTTTAGATGGTTCCAAGCAGGATTGATTGATGATATTGCAATGATAGCAGAGACTGACATTAGGAATAAAAAACAAGTTGTAGAAAG